TTATCAAACATTGCCTTAGCGTCGGAAGGTGACTGGAAGATAACATCATCTGCCTTTCTTCCTGCGTCCATAAGACATTGGCGTAAAATTCCAATCTGCTCAAGGCTGTATGGAGCCTGTGACTTTTTAGCAGTCTGAGCGTTAATAATAAATCGTTCGCACACCACCAAAACATCTGGATGTTCTGCTAAAGTGGCACGGATCGGTTTTGCGTACTCTTCTTGCTGGCATTCTTGAGACCAGATAAGCACAGGCTCTTCTCTCGTTTCTATGGAAAATAACGCTAGGCCAGATGCCTTTCCAGGATCAACTGCTAGTATGTGTCTCATTGCCAGCCTCTTTTTCTCGTCGAATTCTTTGTGCTTCTTTTATATTATTTTTAGTTTCTTGAGAACGCTTCTTTCCCAAGTTACTATTTTTTATTTTCTCACGCGTTTCTTTAGAAACTGATCTACCAATAAGAGAGTTTATAATATTTTGTCTATGTGACTCTGATACTTTTTTACCTTTATTCCACGCGGTCTTGCCTATATGAGATTTTGACATTTTTTCTTTTGTCTCTTCTGTATGTCTTTTTCCTTTATTAGCTCTAGATAGCGTATCTTTTTGCTCTTTAGATAGTTTCTTTCCTTTGTGAGCTATAGAAATCTTTTTTCTGGTTTCAGTAGAAGGATTAAATAGACCTTCTCCTCCTTCTGTTAAATTAAGAAGTTTACACCCATCTTTTTTATAGTCTGCAATTAGGGCAATTTCTATTTTGCATGCTTCTTCCCACGAGATCCCTGCTACTATAACTTTTGCCAATATTTCATTATTGTACTTTCTCATCCATTTATAGATCGGCGCATCAGTGTTCCTAGTAGTATTTGCTATATGTGTTCTTAAGCGAGCATCTGCGTTTTCATGCTTTGTAATACCAACATATCTAATCTTGTCTGGCTCAGAAATAGAAGAAAGCACGTAGACGCTTGGCATAGTTTTATTATATACTAACTAATGTTAGTATTTTTCTCCCCAGTTTTCCATAGGACCGTCAATACCTGCTGTAAGTGGAACTGCCCAACCTTCGGTAGTTGTCATACACTCCTTAACGATACGCTTAATTTCTTCAACGTCGTTACGTGGTGCGTTAAGAACAATTTCATCGTGTACAGGGACGATTAGAAGTTCGGTTAGATCTGCCTGATCTAGTTTTACAAGATTTGCCTTAAAGATCTCAGCCGCACCTCCCTGAGCTAGATAGTTAAGCAGTGTGTAAACTCGATCTTCATCACAAGGAAGTCTGCGTCCTGTCCAGGTGTAAACATACCCTTGGCCTTCTGCCTTAAGACGACGCATTCCAACATCTTCAATTTTTTGTTGAAAACCGGTCATGCCTGGAAAGCGCGCATCAAACTGATTAACTACGGTCTTCATTATGTTCTCGGGGACGCCAGCGGTTAACGCTTGCTTTGCAACACCCGCGCCGTAGAGACGACCGTAGATCATACCCTTAATAAGACCTCGTCGTTTATCTGAACGCTGAAAGTTTGGGTCACTGTATACTTCTTTTCCAATTTCAGTGAAGGGGTCTGAACCTGTGAGGTCTGCCTGATGAAACATACCGATAAGGTTTGGATCTCCCGTAAGAGACGCAACCATTCTAAACTCAACCTGGTCAAGGTCTGAGGTAATAATGACGTGGTCATCGTCCTTAGGAATAAACGCACGGCGCACAACGTCATCACCCTTAGGCAATGTCTGCAGCGCTGGGTTTTGAATTGACATGCGCGAGGTACGAGCGCCTAGTGTTTTAACAGACGGGTGCACAAATCCGTTGACGTTATCATTAAGAAAGTTTGCAAAGTAGGTGTTGGCAAGCTTATCTGCCTTACGCTGCTTTAACACAATCTCAGCTAAAGCCTTTACCTCGTCGTTTCCTTCAATGGTAAGTAGCTTAAGTTGATCTTTTCCGGCTGACTTCTGGCCTGACGGTGTGAACTCGTTGATCTCTGCGCCAAGTGACTCTAGTAAGCGCACCAGTTGAATGTTGCTGCCGATAGAGACACCGTTGTACTTTTCCTTAGCCCATGTCTTAACTGAGCTTGCGTACTCTGTTAGCTCATCAAACTTCTTCTTGGAGTAGTCAAGGTCAATACGAGCGCCGTTAATTTCCATACGCGTAACAATGCGACGTGTCGCCATTTCTAACTCATACGCTCTATTGTATGGACCATCAGGGCCACACTTTTCATAAAACTTTTCCCACAGGCGCATAGTTAATATACAGTCTAGTGCACCGTACGCCCAGTATGGCTGAAAATTAGTTGGAACAGTTCCCCATGTCCAGCCGTTAGTTGCTAGCTCTGTGTCCAGTGTGTCCTGTAATGCAACTGCACGACCATCAACATATAAGGCTGCAAGACGTTTTAACGCACCAACACCGAGAGGGTCAATAATGTGAGCCATAATCATAGTGTCGTGTGCACGGTGCCAAGGTAACTTCCAACGTGATTGAATGTCAAACCATCGAGCTTCAAAGCCAATGTTATGACAAACAATTTGCCCATCAAACTTATCCATGGCTTGATAGAACGCACCAGCCCACTCGTCCCATGCCATTGCCCATGCCTGTTGCCCATCACCAACTTGCACTAAACGTAAGCGTCCATGCCAAGGAGATAAAGCGTCCTTACGGTCGTGACCTGGGTACTCTCCAGTTTCCGTGTCAATCGCTATTGCATCATGAGGACGACGCTCGCCAAGCCAGGTTAGAAACTCACCTGCCTTTTCAACGCTATCTACGAGGTGAAGTTTTACGTCACCTAATCCTTCAACTGTCATTTATGTCCTCTGTTATTATTACCTCAATGTTGCATTTCTTAAAATAATCCACAGTTGCATCTGGCAGGCGATGAGATGCCCGTGTTCCTATTCGCATTACAACGCGTGTAATTCCAGAGTTAGAGATTAACTTTGCGCACTGATAACATGCCGCGTCTGTTATGTATATGGTACCACCTTCTACGCGAGAACGGTCAACGTATAACAACGCATTTGACTCCGCGTGAATTGATGGACATGAATCATATGTGTTGTCAAGTGCAGTTACTCCCTGGGCACGTGGGCACCAGTCAATACAGTCTCCTTCAACGGGTAATAAAGCTGCAGGACCGTTATACCCCGTAGAGCTTATGCGTTGGTCCTTAGACACAACAACAGCTCCAATATGAGCACGGCTACAGCGAGATCTTTGTGAGATTGCATCTGCAACCTGCATCCAGACCTCGTCCCAAGAAGGGCGATTACTCATTTATCAAGATCCTCAATCCCAGTAAAGAGTGACGTTGTAAGAATTTTTGACACTAAGTGTAGTGCCTCCTTCTTGCTAAAACCCGCGGACTTAAGCTCAATGTACATCTCGTGCAATTGAACTGTTGCCTCTCGAAGCGGACTTTGATCAAACCCCTCTAGTTCCTTACTCACTGCGTTCTCCTTTCTGGTTTGCCCATAGCCGATCACATTTGTTTATATATTTATTTGTAATTGAGACTGCGAACTCTATTGCCTCAGATGATATTCTGTACATCACATTATGGTGTTCTGGAGCAAGTATTTTTCCCCAGTAAGGAACCAGCTTCTCAACAAGAGGTGCAAAGCTGTCAGAGAACGAGTTGTCACGAACAAGAAGAGGGTTGTCATCTCCAGGCTTCATCTGAAGTCTATCCCACATCTGTGCGATATCTTCTTCTGGTGTTATTGTTTTTGCGAATACTCTATTTGCAAAGTTGTTGTTAATTCTTTCGTGTACGTCCTTACGCGCCTTAAACCTCTTAAGACTCGTGTAAGGTAGATGACATATTAACCAATCTTCCTTATTAGACGCGGCAACAGTTGTATCCCATAACTCCCAGAACTTGCCGTCGCCATATTTAAGTTGATGCTGTCCTGCATCAACAAAGTCACCGGAGTTGTTTTTTACCAGGATCTTTGACGGGACCCTAAACTCGTGCAGAAGCTTTTCATTTCTTTTAACCTGCTCGTGAAACTCGTCGCGATCTACCACGTGATTTACAGATGTGACGTAGTGATTTATTAGAGGATAATCATCTAGTCTAGTGTCAATAAATCCAGATGGAACTATGTAGTTTTCTAGCTGCATTGCTATAGCATTCCATTTTCCGTCTAGACTTGACAGATGCTCCTTTATACTTTTTCTGGTAGGGCTAACTAAGAACTCGTCTGCATCGAAGATAAAGTTCCAATCAGGGTTTTCCTTGTTGCTAATATCAAGAAGAATATTAGTTAAGGCTTCCTGGTCAAATAAAGTATCCTCGTAGCGAAACACCTCTATACGATTTGGCCACGCCTTTTCCAGCTCAACGAGACCATTCCTAGTGTCATCTGTACTTGAGTGGTCAATAACGAAAACCTTGTCAACATGGTAGAAAAGTGCATGCGAGATAGAGAGACCTAGTAAAGGCCACTCATTTCTCGCAATGACGACTCCATGAATTTTCATCGGCTCTTGATGGCCTTAATCATTGCGTTGGCGTACCATGCCTCAAAAGGATGTAGAGTAGCAAGAAGCATAGGCTCTTCTCTGTGCGTTGCAGCAGTTAAAGCAGACATTGCGCGGTCCTGCACCTGTTTCCAGTTTGCGCCGGAGATAGCAGGGATAGTTTCATAAGGCTCGGTTGTGTGCTTTAGATTTTCTGCACTGCCGTAATGCTGCTCGTAGATATGAAGAGATCCAACGTGATGAGCGTAAGATCCAGGGGCAATACCTAGGACAGATGCCATCGCAATTTGTACTCGTGTAAACTGGAAGAAGTCATACGCCGCGCCTAGCCACACGTCGTTGGAGCGCATGTAAACGCTCATATTAAGTTTGTTATCACGAATTCTAAATTGATGCAAAATCGTGCAAGGGTAATCACGCTTCTCTGGAAGTAAGTCTAGCACAGGATTCCAGATGGTAACTACAGCCTGTCGTGAATCAGGATCCTTCTTAAGACGCTCGATAACTGGTGCGTATTGATCCTGTGTGCGCGAACCATATGCTCCGTGAAATACGCCGTTGTCCTCGGCGTAGTTCTTAAACATAGGACCTACCTCGATGACAAGCTTAGGTGTTGCGGTTCCTGCAAGTAGCTGACAAGCTTCAACCGCACCGATGCCAGGTACAGTTCCACGTCCTACACCTAACGGAAGTGTATTGCGCACATCCTCGATGCGAATTACCGCGTCCTCAATCTCGCGTGTCTTCATTCCGCGCGGAGCTGCCTCCTTGCCGTACTTAAGAACGTGTTGAACGAGGTCAACGTATCCGTTAACTCCGTCTGGTATGTTGATTATCGCAGTATCCATTGATCATCCCTATCTTTTTTGTTAGATAAACGTGTAATAGCCTTGCCGTACTCTTCTTTTCTTGAGTTAAAGAACCGTCGTACATGTTGCGGGTGAGACGTTACGGTGTACATGTAGTCTGGAATGTTTGCATTGCGTAAACCGCGCTCTGCAAGACGCCCTAGTGCAAGTATAGGAGGTCTACGTAGAGTAGCCCACAGATCATCAAAACGCTCCGCGGACATGTCGTTGATGTTAACAATACCCATCGTCTTCCATGCGTCAGACTCTAGGGCGGTGAGCAGAAACTCTCCGGAGTTTCCATCAACAGGCATAAATGGCAGGATAGTCTCCTCGCCGTATTTCTTAGTGATGTTACGTGTATCTCCTACAAGTAGCACGCGTGGAAATCTTTGTCCGATGTACTCTGGAAATTTTACTAGTGCCCTTGCGTCCTCCTGAAATACCTCGGCGCGACTAATTACATGCGAGGCAAGTTTTGGTATCTCATCATATGAATCAGGGGAGGGTGTTAAACGCGCGGCAAGTCCTGCAGAGTTTGCAGCAGCGGTATGATATAGCTCTAAGATTTGTTCGAGCTCATTTGCCTGTATGTAATCGTCACCGCGAGACTCTAGACGACGAGTAATAACATCAAGGGGTTGATACAGCCAAAATTGAGCTACACCACGGGATTTAAGAAAGAGCTCTGTCCAACGCCACCCTGCAACACCAAGTAAACCGTATCCGTCGCCAGAACCAGTCTCAGGACGTTTAACAGCCGCGTATGTTACCTCGCCCCAATGCCAACGGTCTGCAACCGCAATACGTTGAGACCAATCAATCTTTTCAATAGACGTGACGTAGTCGTATAAAACCCATCGACGCGACATCTCTTCTGGCTTAGACTTATGATAGAACTCGATTTCTTGCTTAGGGAATTTGTCAGTAAGTTGTTTTTGTATCTCAGACACAAGGGTAGATTTACCTGAGGCGTCTGTACCTTCAACTACTATAAACATTCACTACGTCCTTTGTCTCTAAGAAAATTATAACACTAAATAATGGTTTAAGGAATAAGCTCTATTCTGTACACCGATTCGATTCCACGGTCAATATCAGACGCGTCCTCTAATAGTCTCTGGGCAACATTGGTAAGGTATCGTGCGCCGCCTTGGTCATATTTATACAACGCATCTAAGACAGGGGTTGGCTCCTCGGACACCTGAGCCCAATAGCGATGCTTCTCTGGAAAGATAATTGCAACGTTGCGTGTAGGGCGACATTCCTCACAAGGGAGAGCATCATCTACCAATGTAGATATAGACATCTCTGTAAGAGCGTACCTCTTCACCAATGGGCACGCAGCGCCATGGAATATTAAGGATATGCCAATGCGAGAAAGAATGTAAGAGCCATTGTCCGTCTTGTAGAGCTTAAACTCTATCCAGCGATATGACCCTGGACGCCAGGAAGAAGATTCGGCAAGAAGCTTACCGCTAAACTGTAGCGTGCGTGACCCATCTTTTACTTCATGCACTAGGTGTCTCTTCCTGTCGTTCGTCGTGTGTTTTGTTAACTATATCATTAACGTTCATCATTTGCGTTAAATCTGCACGCAAAGATGCGATAGTTCCTTCGTACTGTGAGGTGATCTCACCGATACGCTGTTGGAGTGCGATAATCATAAGTTCGTGTTTTGTCTTAGGTGCGTCCATGTGTTTTGTCCTTTTCTCCGTAGTACTATACTACTCTGATTCTATAAAATTGTATTGGATCTGTAGGTCTTCTATCTGGTTAGAAAAAAGGCGTATGTCTTCCTCTAGGCGTTTCACGTAGTTAGCGTCTATAGAGCCCTGGCGTCTATGGGTAAGGAGAGATAGCTCGGCGTTGTATTTATCTATTTTTATGTTGCGTATGTGAGACGCAACTACGCCAAGCTTACCTTCCTTGCTAGTAGACTCCATTGTATCTATTATATCTACTCTGCAGCTACAGCGGCTAGCTCTGCATCAAGGGCAGAAAGTTGACCAGCTACTTCTGCAATCTGAGATTGCAAACTTGCCAACGTTGTCGCGCTAGGATCTGTCTTTGCATTTTCCTGCACAATATCAATTTCTAGGTTGTACTTGCTGTACGCTAGATTTCTCTGATGAGAGTTAATAATCTGAGTCTTTTCTTCCTTTGTTAGCTCAATTGCCATTTTCTATTTCTCCTTTTTGTGTGTTTATACAACATCTTCAAGAGTAGATCTTACTACATGAAGAATTCTATTTCTATTCTATACTGCCTCAAGTAAAACAGTTAAAGCTTTAATCTGAGCATCCAAATCCTCCATTGAATCTAGTATCTCTGCATCTCCACTTGTTTTTCTATTCTTTAAACCCTCTAAGGTTTTAATTTTAGATTTAAGTAGGTACTCTTTATACTCTTTTTCTATTATCATAGTAGTGGGCTCGACCAATCTCCAAAATAAGTAGTCCCATTAGTTCCAACCATGACGACTCGTACTCTACCAAATCTACCTGCAGTTGTAGCAACTCTTCCTCCAGAGCCAGAGGCGATTCTAAATGCCCAGATAGTTCCATCTCTGCTGCTTGTGTATGGATATGTAAATGCTCCAGGGTATCCTAAAGTTCCAGATCCTCCAGTAATTGTAGCGCCTGCAGTAGAGTTTGCTGAGTAAATTTCATATTGCATTCCAGTAATAGATTGAACACTTCCGGAGACATTAGGATAGTCGCAGAAGTACTCCCAGTTAGCACTGCCATTGTTTGGAAATCTTCTAAAATTAAGAGAAGGAGCTGGAGCAGATGGCGTCACAAACGCAGCTGGGATAGTGACTGATATTGTTGCTGCAGGTCCCGCGCCAACTGAGTTGACTGCGCGAACGCCAATAGTGTATGTTCCTTGGGATAAAGTATAGAAGTATTGAGTAACATTTCCTACGTTAAAGAATGAAAATCCGTCTCTGTTAACTTCGTATCTAGTAATTGCAGCCCCGCCGTTACTAGAAGGAGGAGACCAGTTTATTGTTGCTCCAGAAGAACTTATACCGCTTGTAAAAAGACTAGTTGGAGCCGTTGGAACTGTCGCTGCAGGTATTATCGGCCCAATCTCTT